CATCCGTATACTCCTTTGCAAGATAGTCATACATATTTATCTGATTTTCATTTGCTACAGATAATGCTAAAGAATTTACTCTCTCTTGCATCATCTCAAGATGTGTTATATATCCGCTTTTCGACTTCATTTTAAGGCTCTCTTCGATAAGCTTTATATTCTTTTCTATAGTATCTGAAACTTCTTTAGGAAGATTTGCATTTGTAAGCTTTTCCTTTTCTTCATTTAATTTATTAAGAAGTTCCTTTATCTCAGATGCCTTTGTACTTGTTAAAAGCTTTTCATTACTCTGTGCAAGTAGTGACTTACTTTTATCAAGTTTCTCATACAATGCTTTTATTTCCTCTTCAAGCTCCTTTGATACTTCGCTATAAGCCTTGGAAAGCTTGTTTTTTATATAATCCTCCGTCCTGTTTGTAGCAAACTTCTTATCTCTTAAAGCCCTTTTCTCCCAATAGTCAGTACTTTTCATATGTTATACCGGCTCCATAAAAAGCCCTTCGCTTTCCTTAAGCTCCTCATCTATAGTTTCAAGTTCCTTATTTGTGTCTGCTATTATCTCCTTCGGTAGCATATCAAGTTGTGTTCTCTTACTTACTACACCTGTAAGCTTAGTAACATTATCTATGATTTCAGAAACATTTTCAGTAAAGTTTCTTGTATACTTCTGTTTTACAGTAGATGCATCATAATTTTTTGATTTTTTCCAGTTAATCCAGTCTGTAATCATGCTGATTTTTTTAGCCTTTGCAAGCCTCATCCTGTTTTCTTTCATAATAGCAAGTTGCTCAAGACCTATAAGTTTATACTTTATAGCAATACCTGATAAGTCTCCGGCAAAACTCTCGTCAGTCAATGCCGGTACTTGAGACACAAAGAAAATATCTTTAAAAATTCGATTTTTAAAATCTTCAATTGAAGAATTGTCACCATCCTTTTCAAGAAACTTTGCATCTCCCTTTTCATCCAGATACATAATCCTTTTATTTTTTAGAGCCTCATCACTGTCACTAAGTAAAATATCTTCTCCCTCTTCATCTACCAGTCCACCTTCAGCTCCTTTTATCAAAAGGTATGCATCTGTAAAGTAATCCATATCATTTGCTGTATTACTCTCCGCTCTGTCATAAGCATCTATAAGACTTATGACACCTTCATAGTCTGAGTTCATCTCCTGTGTGTTCCAGTAAATAACTAAAGGCACATCACTAAGATAATGTTTATTTATATCTACAAGGGCAAACCTTCCATTGCCTGTACTTCTTTTAAACTCATACATATCAGTTTTATCATAAACAACGGCTTTTTCCTCTTTCAGGTATCCGTCAAGGTTGTATACTGCCGACAACTTTATAAAACCGTTTAAAAACTCATCAGGACTTGCAGAATATATAGGTATTATCTCCTCTGCACTGTACTGCCTGCTTCTAAGTTCGCTTTTCTCAGTTATATACAAAAGTTCATAAGCAATTCCCTTTTTACTTGCTTCCTTTGAAATTTCATAATCAAAATTGTAGGCATCATCAAGGTATGGCAGCAGTTCCTTCTTATACTCTTCATCATCTATCAGATATTCAACAGGTCTTCCTGCAAAGTAGGATGTAGCCATATTTGTTATATACCTTGCAAAGCCATGAAAAAGCTTGTTATCAGGCTTTTTCCCTTTCATAAGTCTTTTAGCAATACCATCATTTTTAACTTCATAGTATCTGTCAAGCATCTGATAATGCCCTACCATTTCAAGATTAAACTTATTAACTATTTTCGTTATGAAATCCTCATCAATAACTTCATCCATATCAAAATAAAACATATATTACCTACATTCTAAGTGTTGATTTCTTTCCAAGTCTGGCTTTCTTCTTACCCTTAACATCTCCATTTATAAGCTCCACAAGCCCTGTCAGTGTATCCTCTGCATCATCATGTTCATTCTTACCTTTCCTTTGATACTTCTTTACATGTCTTGCAAACTCCGGATATTTCTTCTCCCATCCTTCAGGCATTATAATCTGATCCATTACATTACTTGCATTTGCAAGTATTCTGGTCTTCTTATTCTTGCTTTGTGAAAACCATGTAACCATGCATTTAAAAGCCTTTAACTCCTTTAAAAACCTTATTACATTCCTTGCAAAACCTCTTCCACCGTTATTACTCTCAATAAGACAATCCCTTACACCACAAAAGGCTAAACGCCTTGCAGTCTCTCTTTCTGTAACTTCCATTGCTTCATCCGTATAGTAGATATCAAGTACATATCCATATCTTTCAATTACGGCGGCGGCTATCATACAAAGGTAATCCGCACCTGTATCTGCCGTATCAGTGTATGCAATCACTCTTTCAGCCTTATCAATATCAATAACATCATATGTCTTAAATACCCCGTAAAGACTTCCTTTCTTATCCACAGGCTCCTGCATATAATTAGCAAGCCATATATCCTCATCAAGTGTAGCTCTCTTCATCTGTAAATCCTTTGTAGAGTACAAATCTTCACAAATACTGCTTTCATCTTCTTTAAGGGCAGTAAGTTTAAGCTCATAACATCTTCCGGGAAACTCCGCCATCAGCCTTCCGGCTAAGTCATCACTCGCCCACCTTGTCTGAATAACGATTACCAAGGCTCCATCAAGCATTCGGGATTGAAATGTGTTTTTATAAAAGCTCCATATCTCATCCTTCTTATTATCGTCTACCGCCTCTTTGGCATTTTTTAGCGGATCGTCAATGATACCTATATGCCCCCTCATACCCGTAATACTTCAATCAAAGCTTGTTGCAAGGTAACTCATATAGGAGCCTTCCACACTCCATCTTTCCATGGCTCCGTCACCATACTTTATTTTAAGCTTAGGAAAAAAGCTTTTTACGGCATAGTAATCAAGGTCTCCTTTTATCTCTTCATCCTGAATGGCTTCTCTAACACTTTTTGAAAAGGTCAATGAAAGTGTCTGATTATAAGAAACTGCTATAACCTGTGTTTTAGGATTATTTCCAAGCACCCAAGTAATAAATGTACTTGCTGTATAACTCTTTCCAAAGCCCGGAGGTTCATTTATTATAAGTATATCTGCAATTTCTCCTGTCTTGCTTTTAAGACGTTTCTCATATGCTGCTTGTAGTGTTTCACATATCTGTGTTTGATATTCTCTTTCAGATTTAAAAAACTCCGGATTTCTAAGATTGCAAAAGGTCCTAAAGTCCTTAATACCCTTTTCTATATTTCTTCGCCTTATCGACTCCGGGGAATTATCAAGTCCTTTCAGTCCTGCTTCCCTGTCTCTATAATCCTTGGCAAAATTTAAAAAATCACTCATATCAGTACTTTTCATGACTTAAAATCATAGCCGCTATGTCATGTTCCCTTCTCATGCTCTCGGCCGTAACTGTGTCACTTTTGCTCCTGTTATCCCTGTCCCACTGCCTTTTATACCCTTTTCTTTTCTCTCTTTTTGCTATCTTCCTTTTTTCTTTCTCATGTTCATAAACTTCACATGTAGATAAATAGCCTTGTATACTTCTTCTACTTTTCTCAAGTAATATGGCTATTTCATTGATTTCAAGACCGTCACTAAAAAACATTTCGTAAGCCTTGTCTTTCCAATCTTTCATTGTCACTTCCTCTTTTTGTCGGACTAAAAAAGGGCGTGACAATAGACTGTACATCCATGTCTTACCCTTTGATATTGTTTTTCATCTCTTCTTCAGTTTCAGTAGCAAGCTCTGTAAGAATCTGTGCAACATCCGGATGTGATGCAGCAATCTCTTTAAATATCTTCTCCTTAAGCACATTCATAGCTGTATGAATATCCCCGGCATTCTCCCTTGCCTTAATCTTAAGTCGCTCATTATTGACCTGTGCACTTTGCAATGTCGCTATAGATTTTGCAACGCTTGCCATCTCCTTTGCTTTCATCTCTCCATCCATCATAGCTTCCATAAGGATTTGAGACATAATCATGTTATTTGCTTCATGCAATTCCGTTGGCGGTCTGTCAACCTCATCTTCAGCCAAAAGCTTTGCAAACTGTTTTGCTACCCTTACAGATTCAAAACGCTTCAGGTACTTTCTGCCATACCTGCCAACACTCGACTCATGCACATCATACCCTGCATCATTTAAATCATCTGAAATCTCCTTGTAGGTCTTTCCATTAAGCAGGCTCTCTTCCACATCTGTTTTTACCTCTACAGGCAAGTTGTCAATCTTTCCATGTGTCCTGTTATCAGCCATCAGCCAGCCCTGTTTCCGCTACATTGCCGTCAAGGAAATCAATGCCTTTTTCAGTGATAAAGTACACTGTTCTTTTAATTCCCTGCCTTATATTCTCATAACTTTTACATCTTATAAGTTTCTTACTTTCAAGGTAAAGAAGAATATTTTCTATATCAGCCTCAACCATACTTTTATTAAGTACCTGTGTACTGCACCCGGTAATCCCTGCCTCTTCAAGCGTTTCAAGTACTGTCACTCTTGCCACTTCCTTTGTGGCTGTATCAATAAGTCTACTCATTTCTATTTACTCCCACATCTTCCATATCTCCCTCTGCAAGGTTCACTCCCTTAGGAGTAAGCCATATAAGAGAATCTATATAACTTGATTTATTAATAACTACCTTTATATACTCCTTACCTGTACCTCCAAGGTAGTATAATGCACTTTTAAGTTCCGTATCAGTAAGCACCCCTGACAGTGGCAGTGATGCCTTTAATACTGAAATAGAGATATCTTCACCGTAAAAGCCGTAAAGCCTTTCAATGATTGCTCCTCTAAGCTCCTTTTTCTTTAAAATATTCAGGCTTCTCACTGCCCCCTCACTTCCTGTAAAGACAAGTTAAACAGTGTAAAATCCTTAATTTAACTTTCCTTCAACTTCCTTTAATCTTACATCTACCGATTCAACACTTTTCCCAAGCTTTTCCATAGCATTATTTATTCCCACCATAGATGTACTTATTTCCCTGAGTGAATCGTTCATCTTATCCATCTGCCTCATAAGAACTTCTTCTCTGTGCATGCTCTCTTCTCTTATCATTGTCTCTCTTTTTTCAGACTCTTTTCTGATAAGTTCCTCTCGCTTCGCATTTTCACTCATTAG